TTGGTAACCCACAGAAACTAGTAGAAATTAACTTTAACTCTACGGATACTGGTGAGTACGCTACAGATTACTTTGCTAATGATGCTGGTAGATATACGGTTCTTATTGCAGATGATGCTGAAAGAAGTACAGAATTCTTCTTTGCTGGAGATGTATTAACATCACTTGAAGTTCAGGCTGTCGCAACAGATAGTGTAGACTTTAGTGAAAGTGTATTAATATCGTTTGTATTCTTCAGAAATCCGACTGATTCATTTGAAATGCAAGATTCAGTAAGTGTAGAAAGAGGTGTTGGTGCTGTTGAGGTTCTTCTGTTTGCTGACGCGATTAACAACTTTGACATCGGAGTCAATCCAACAGATACACCTTCTGTAGACGATGTTTTAACTCAGTTTGATGTAACTACCGTTAGAAGTGACACATTTACTGGAGATGACACACTGTCAATAGAACCACAGTTAATTGGCACTGATACAGTCGCTGGTCAAGATGCACCAAGTGTAGAATTTGGTGGTGTAAAAACAGATACATTTAATATCGCTGACGCGGTAGATAAATTTGATATCGGGGTCAATCCAACAGATACATCTGACGCTTCTGATACAGTAAATAAATTTGATGTAACAACTGCTGCTACTGACACTTCAGACACAGCAGATTCAGTCAATAAATTTGATGTCGAAATAGACCTCACAGGTTCTTCCGTAGACGAAGATGTTGCTATGGGAGATAGTGGTAGTCTTATATCACAGTCATATACAGTCGATTTAACTTATTTTGCCGAAGATTATGTTGCTGATACTGTAGTGAATTTTTAAAAACTAATTTTAATTCTTATAAATAAGGAATAACAAGGCAATAACTAATTTTAGAGGAGATAAACATGTTGCAAAATAATGCCTTAAGCGCCAAGGGTCGATTGACCATTGAGCTCTTTGACAAAGAGGGTACTCTTCTTGAGACCCAAGAAGTAAAGAATGTTGTTGTAAACAACGGTCTTAATTATATCGCATCTCGCATGAAAGATGCATCTGCCACCGCAATGTCACATATGGCAATCGGTTCAGATAATACTGCTGCCGCTGCTGGTAATACTGCATTAGGTACAGAACTTGGTAGGGTTGCTCTTACTTCCACTACTGTCACTTCAAACTCAGTCGCTTATGTTGGGGACTTCCCCGCTGGTACTGGTACAGGTGCAGTTGTTGAGGCAGGAATCCTAAACGCTGGTTCGGGTGGTACGCTACTGTGTAGAACTGTGTTTTCTGTAGTTAACAAAGCTGCTGCTGACACATTAAAGATCACTTGGACGGTTACTGTATCTGACTCCTAAGAGTTAAACTAAGGAGTTAGTACATGGCCATTCTGTTACTAGAACAGGCAAGGTTTCATCAGGCGAGGTCTTTCTATAGAGACATCTATAACGGCAATGATAAATTTTATCTTGCGGCCTCGCGTACTGAAACATGGACGGATGATACTGCGCCTGATACATCGGTAGATAATCGTATTGATGTACAGAATTTCAGAGATAAGATACTTTTTGTAAAGAAAGTACAATCTGCTGACACGGCTATGTTAGCTCGAAGGATTGATTGGGTAAGTGGTACAATTTATGATAGGTATGATGATAACTATTCATCTACGAATACCTCTTATTCTGGTGCCACTTCATTACAGACTGCTAATTTTTACATTTTAACAGACAATTTTAATGTCTATAAATGTATTGACAATAACAATAATGGTCAGAGTACCACTAAACCAAATAGTACTGGTACTGAAATATTTACAACCGCAGATGGTTATAAATGGAAGTTTCTATTTCAAATAGGTGCTTCTGATAGAACTAAGTTTTTATCCACATCATTTATGCCAGTCAGAAAAGTATCTGGTGCTGGTCAACCATCGTTTGATGTAAACGGTGAGATTGATAGTATTACAGTTAGTGCTGGGGGAAGTGGATATACTTCTGTTCCCACCGTTACTATAAACGGTGATGGAACTGGTGCTACTGCTGTTGCTACTCTTTCTGGTGGTGCTGTATCGTCAATAACCGTTACTACTGCTGGTACTGGATACACATTTGCAGATATAGTAATAACTGGTGGTGGAGGTGCTAACGCAAAAGCAGATGCTGTTTTAGGTAGTACTGATACTGCAACACTACAAACGAATGTAGAAGGTACTGCGGTAAAAGGTACTATTGATAATATACTTGTAACCAATCAAGGAACAGATTATACTGCTGGAGATGTAACACTTAAAATTACTGGAGATGGAGCTGGTGCAACCTGTGCTGCTGTAGTAAATACAAACGGAAACATTACAGGTGTTACTATTACAAATCCAGGCTCTGGGTATACAAACGCAACAATAACATTAACACAAAGTTCTGGTTCTGGTATTAATGCTAGTTTTAGAGTTATCATATCACCGATTGACGGACATGGTGCTCACCCACAAAAAGAATTGTTTTGTAAAAGAGTGGGTGTAACAGTATCATTTGATAATGACTCAAGAGATTTAATTACTGGTAATGATTATAGACAAGTAGGATTGGTAAAAAACATTACTAAATATGGGTTAAGTACTCTATTCGATGATGCAACTGGTTCTCCTCATTTTGTTATCGGAGTCACAGACCCAAATAATTATGACGCGGATGATATTGTAGAATCAACAACTGGAGGTAACTTTACAGTAGCTCAGTTGAGAGATACGACAGGAAATGGAACAGACGATAGTGTATATCTGCAAGAAAATACTGCTGGTATTGGTTCTTCAGACACTATTAATAATTTAACAAAAGGACTCTCTAATTTGACTATAAATAGTCTTACAAATCCAGAAATAGACCACAATTCTGGAGATGTTGTTTACTTTGACAATAGAAAACCTATTACAAGGGAAGAGGGTCAAGTAGAGACAGTAAAAATTATATTTACTTTCTAAAAGGGATAAAAGATGGCGATTGATTTAAATGTAACACCATATTATAATGACTTTTCAGCGGCTAAGAAATTTAATCGCGTAGTCTTTAAGCCTGGTGTTGCCGTACAAGCAAGGGAACTAACACAACTTCAAGATTACATGCTGAACACTTTAAAAGAGTTTGGTGATTTTGTATTTAAAGATGGTGCTACTGTAAGAGGTGGGTTTGGATATCCCGTCCTCATCCCATTTATAAAAGTCAATGACCTAGATGCTAATTCTACAGCTATATCAAATGATACTCTTGCAAATTATGTTGGCGATACTGTAGTAGGTGGTACAACAGGAATAGAAGCAGTAATTAAATCTGTAAAAACTGGTACTGATACAGACGCGGTTGAAAAGAAAACTCTTTATTTAAACTATACCAAAGGTAACGAAAAAGTTGCTGGAACTGTTGCTTCTAGTGTTAGATTTGATGCTGGTGAAACTTTAACAGTTACCAGTACTAACGCTGAGAGAAATGGTGATACATTTGTTGTAGATAACAATACAGATATAAACAGTTTTACAAAAAATTTCTATGGATATGCTATTGATTTTGTATTAGAAGAAGGTATAATTTATGCACAGGGTAAATTTATCTCTCATGATACTCAAACAATTAGACTTGATAACTTTAATCCAAATGTTAATTATTTTGTTGGTGTCAAAGTCAACGAAACAATTGTTTCATCGGATGATGATACAAGTCTTTTAGACCCAGCTACAGGTGCTTACAATTATAATGCGCCTGGCGCCGACAGAACAAAAGTAGACACAGTAATTACTAAAGTACCTTTTGGTAAAAATCACGAACTCAATAAAACATATGAACTGGGTGAGTTTATATCAAATGGTGATAACATTTATGAAGTAACTACTGCTGGTACGACTTCCGCTTCTGGTACTGGCCCAAATCATACGACAGGAAATGCTACAGATGGTAGTGTTGTATTTAAGTATTTTGAATTCCCCGAAGGATTCACTACTCTGTATAAAATTAACAAAGGTCAAATTGAAAAGAAATATGACGGTGATTTAACCGAACTCGCGGAACTGGGTAAACAGTTGGCTGCTGAACAAAGAGAAAGTGATGGTGATTATGTTGTAGAACCTTTCACCATTAAAATTAGAGAACATTTAAAAACCGTAAAGG